GCCATGACCGACACCGCCACCCGGCCCATGTCCATCCGGAAGATGGCCCGGAACCCGGTAGATACCTGGATGGATGGCGGGCATAGATTCGCCGGCTCGGTCATCAAGCGCAAGACGCTGGCCTGCGTCCTGCTCGGCGCGCCCGCGCTGGCCCCGCTGTTTTTCACTGCCCGGCCGGTGGTCATGGGTGACACCGCCCCGCTGACCTCGATCAATGCCGACGTGCTCGGTACCGGGTCGATGCTCATGCTGCTGGCCATGCTGATGATCACCCCGGCGGTCACCCTGACCGGCCAGGTCTGGTTTACCCCGCTGCGTCGCTGGTACGGCATCGTGCTCGGCTGCACCGCGACTGCTGATGCCATCATCGCCTCGATCACCAGCCAGTTCACCGGAGGTGTTATCGGCCGGGTCACTGGGCACACGTTCCTGCTCGCTGGGCTGGTCATGGTGCTGATCATGCTGCCGCTGCTGATCACCGCGAATAATGCCTCGATGCGCTGGCTTGGTCGCTATTGGAAGCAATTGCAGCGGCTGACGTATCTTGTGTGGTTTCTGTTGTTCGTGCACCTCGCGTTGCTGGAAGGATTTGGGATCCAGAATGGCCGCAACGGGCCTTCTGGTGATGTCGATCACACCCCACTGCTGCATCAGCGGCTCTACCAGCTCTCGGCCGTTAGCCTGATCCTGATAATTTTGCGCATTCCGCCGGTCCGCCGCTGGGTAGTGGCACAACGCAAAGCTGGCCGAGCCTGGCTGCCGTGGTTGGTGCTCGTTCCGCTGATCGTCCTAGCGATCTTCGCGTACGCGTACATCATTACGGAGGAGGTATTCAAGGGAGTAGCAGAGTTCCGGCTACAGCTCCCTGGCGGTGACGGTTAGAGCGGCGGGAGCAAGCCCAGCATGACGTTAGTACGGGCGTATGGTCGACCCTGGAGATCTTGGCCCCATGCTTCTAGTGCTGCTCGATCGTAAGCACGGGCTGCTTCGACCTCGTCGCGGAAGCGGCCGAGGAACCGGTTGCGGCGGTCAACCCGGATCCGGGCGTCCCATCGTTTACGGTCCTGGTTCCAGCTCACACCCTTGAATCGGCTGCTTGCTATGGCACGTTTCCGGCTGTTAGCCATGTTCTGCCCAGGAGTGGCTTCGCGCATGTTGTACCGCTGGCAGTTCAGTCCGTCGCCGTCGACATGGTCGACACGTTCCCAGCCAGTGAGCAGCGTGTGCAGGTAGACCCACTGCTTGGACCCAGGCAGGCATCCCTGAACGTGTGCTTGTGTTCCACCGGGGCTTGTTCGGTAATACCACCGCCACCCCTGCACCAGCGGAGCGTCGGTGTCATCAATCAGCGCGAACAGTCCGGCGCCGCGGCGACCGCTCAGCGCAATAGAATGAACCACGTCAGCTCCCGTCTAAGGATCAGCTGGCCGGCCCGGGCCTGTTACCGCAGGTGCCGGGCGCTTACGTGGTCATTCTACCTGGTCAGACTGCCAGGGAGTCCATGACGACAACTAGGCAGCTAGAATCGACCGGGTGGCGGACAAGACCTGCACCTGCGTCCTGGGTCACCGGGACCACAGCGAGGGCTGCGCGTGCACTACTACGGTCATGGACTGTGCGGTGCACGGTGACAGCCAGGTCGGCCTGGATGAGCGCGCGGTCGTGGAAGCGTACTATGCGGCGCACCCGGAGCTGGCGTAACTTCCCATCGGTGGGAGATAGTGATTGAAGATCGCCCGCGGCCGTTAGGGAGCCGGGTTCCTGAGAGGAGCCCGATGCCCGAGCAGCCGAGTGAGCTGGACCGGCTGGTGCTCGGCCCTGATGCCGCTTTCGCCGAGGCCGCGCCCCCGCCGCCGAAGACGCCGCCGCGTCGCAAGGGCAAGATCGAGCTCGCGGTCGGCCGGGACCTGCGGGCCATGCCCACCGCGCTGCGCGCCTCCGCGTTGGCTGCCTCCGCCCTGGACCTGGCCCGCGACCTGGACGAAACCGAGATGACCCCGCGTGACAAGGCCGGGATCGCGCGCGAGCTGCGCATGCACATGAATGACCTGGCCGCGCAGGCGCCGGGCGAGCGCAAGGGCGACTCCACCGACGAGGTCCGGGAGCGGCGCGAACGGCGGCTGGCCGCGACCGGGGAATAACCCGCCCGACGCCGGCAAGTTCCGGGGCTACCTGGAGCAGGCCGGGCTGGACAAGGAGACCGGCTTCGGATCGCACGGTGAGTGGTCCGAGGTCTGGGCCGTGGCCATCCTCGGCGAGGGCCAGCTGCCGGACGGCGCCAACCCTGGCCGTGACGCCTATAACCAGTACGTGGCGCTCGCCGAGCGGCACCCCTGGATCCACGCGTACTACTTCGAGCGCGTCGCCAATCCCGCAGAGGTGGCCGAGGACATGGCGGTCGCTGCCGTGCCCGGGCAGCAGGCCTCCTGACCTAACCAGAACCGCTCCCGCGGCGTTACGCTTAGGCTGCAAGGCCCGAGGCCGGTTCCGGAGCCGGGATCCCTCCCCGCTAGGAGGTCCCGGCTCCTCCCATGTCCGTGCTCACCGACCGCAGCTCGCGCCTGGCTCTCCCGGACACGGGCTGGCTGGGCGTGCAGACGCCGAGGTTCTGGACCGCGCCCGGGCGGCACCGGGACAAGACAGAGGGCTGCCCGGCTTGCGCTAACCGGGATTACGCAGCCGGCTGCGGCAACTACCAGGCCGCCGACATGCTGGGCTGGGCGCGGGGCTTCGGCTATGACCTGGACCCCTGGCAGGAATGGTGGCTGACCGAGCTGTGCGGCACCCGTCCGGACGGCCGCTGGGCCAGCTTCGAGAACTACCTCGTAGTCAGCCGGCAAAACGGCAAAAACCCCGTACAATGTAGTATGGACATTTTGACGACAAATGGATGGACGACGATTGGGGAGATCCAGCCTGGTCAGCACGTGTACGGTTCAGGTGGCCAGCCTATTCGCGTAGTGGCTTGCTCCCCGGTCTACCCGGACGAAGACTGCTATGAAGTCAGCTTCACTGATGGGTCCAGTTACGTCGTGTCGGCTGATCATCTCTGGTGGGTGCATCACAAGCACGCTACTGACCGGCGAGGCTGGCACGCCAGGCGCACCGCTGACCTGATGCAGAGCGTGGGCGGACGGCGTGCGGATAACGGCAGAATGGAGTACAACTGGCGTGTGCGCTGCGATGCGGTTCCGCAGACACCACATGCAAGTCTCCCGATCGATCCGTACCTGCTCGGTTACTGGCTGGGTGACGGAGCTAGTAATGACCCCAGGCTGTTCACTGCTAAAAGGGACCAGGAGTGGGCTGAGGCAGCCATCCGGGCCGCCGGAGCCGATGTTCGCGGAGTCCGCACGCATCCTGTTACTGGTGTTCAGGAAATCAGCTTCGGATACGGTACTCCCCGGAAGCAAATCGGCGGGTTCTGGCACCGGGCGCGCAGCGTCGGCCTGTACCGCGGTGTGAAACGGATTCCGGATATCTATCTGACGGCGGCGCCGGAACAGCGGCTGGCCCTGCTGCGCGGGCTGATGGATACGGATGGCTCGATCGCGATCACGAACAAGTCGCCGCAGGTCGAGTACGCGACATCGTCGCCGGGGCTGGCGGAAGATTTTCTGCGGCTGGCCCGGAGCCTCGGCATCCGGGTGACGGCCAAAGAGGGAAAAACCAGTTACCAGGATAAGAACGGCGAGCGGGTCTGGTGCAAGGACCGGGCCAGATTCCTGTGGACGCCGGCGTTCAACCCGTTCGCCATGCCGCGTAAAGCCGAGCAGTGGCGACCGCCGATGTCCCGGCGACACGAGCTGATGAGCATCACGTCGGTCCGTCCAGTACCGTCGCGGCCGACACGGTGCATCGAAGTTGATTCTTCCGATCACGTGTACCTGCTGGGCAGGAACTTTACCCCGACGCACAACTGCGCACTTGAAGTACGGGAACTCGCCGGGATGTTCCTGTTCGGCGAGTCAATGATCATCCACACGGCCCACGAGTTCAAGGCCGCGGCCGAGCATTTCCGGCGGGTCCGGGACGTGGTCACCGGGTACGACGAGCTGCGCCGCCGCGTCAAGTCGGTCACCACCTCCCACGGTGACGAGGCCATCGAACTCCGCCCGGCGTCCACCCTGATCTTCGGCTCCGGCGGCAGGCGGATCCGCCGTAACGTCGCCGCCCGGCTGCGGTTCCTGGCCCGGTCCCGCGGCTCCGGCCGTGCTTTCACCGCCGACTGCGTCGTCTACGACGAAAGCATGATCTTGTCCGATGAAGTCGTCGGCGCGTCCCTGCCCACCTTGTCGGCCGTGCCGAACCCGCAGGTCATCTACACCGCCAGCGCCGGTTACCGGGACTCGGTCCAGCTGTCCGCGGTGCGCCGCCGGGTGCTGGCCCGCGACCCCCGGATCATGGGCGCCGAGTGGAGCATCAATCCCCATCTGGACACCTGCCCGCGGGACGAGGCCCGCGGCCGGCGCGCCAACCGGTACGTTGTCTGCTCCCTGCACGATGACCGTGATGACCCGCGCTCCTGGGGCAAGGCCAACCCGGCGCTCGGTGTCCGGATCAGCAGCGGTCACGTCCGCGACGAGATGGGCGCCATGACCATGGCCACGTTCGACCGGGAAAGGCTCGGCGTCGGGGACTGGC